GGACAAAAATGTAATATTTCACGTGTGAAATTTTCTGCGCCTAACTCTAAAACGTCTGCGTTAAGTCTATCACTGGAGCCATAATATTCTCTCCAATCACTTTCCTTGGTGCTACGTCTTTTATTCTTCTTGCCTTTAAGCGGGGGTTTAGTTACTTTAAACTTTGCTAGTTTCTTGCCTACATACATCATGCTATTGGATAGATTTGTTATCAAGTATACAAATGCTTCACATCCTTCCGGAAGTTCGTCTAGTTGTTTACCTTGATAAGTCCAATGCATAACATACTTATTTTGCCTTTTGCTTCTCAGCCGCCTTCTTGGCTGCATAAGCTATATGTATTTCTTCTTGCCTTAATTTTGCTAACCTTCTAATCTCACGCAACCATTTTCTACTTGCTAGATGTGTTCGATGAGACAAACGAGACTCAAAATTCTCGTTTGCCTTAAAGTACTCTAAGTAAGCCTTAGTTAACTGATCGTGTATGTCGTCGTTAATCATTCTACAATGTCAATATCGTTTTCGTAGCTTGTAAAGCCATTTTCTTTTACAACACGCATAACATAACTTACTCTTCCAATTAATTCGTCTTTGTGTGAGATAAGAAATACATTCTTATCACCTTCACGGCCCATTTTCTTGAGAACGCTCAATGAACTTTCAACACCAGCAGTATCCATACCGCTATCAATCAGCTCATCAATAAACAACAAGTTGATCTTTTGATATAGGCTTTCCCAAACATCGCGGAATGCAAAGCTCATACCTAAGATAAGTCTGTTGCGTTCGCCACGACTCAAGTTATCAAAGTCTAGATCTTGTCCTAGTTGAGTAATTTCAACATTCAAATCATTCTGGAACACAACTTGATGTGGCAATCCTAGCTTGTCGAGATAATATGTAAGCCTATTGTTCAAATACGCTAGGTTTTGATCAATAATCTTTTTACGAATGAAGCTGTCTTTATTTGTAAGTAGCTTTAGCAAGAACTCTTGATGCTCTTTGAATGTAGTAAGATCGTTTACAGGAGACCAATCAATTTCTTGCATAGCTGTTGACAACAATTCATCAATCTGTGCTTGATAAGGATCGTTTTCATTTTGTTTTGTATCAAGCGACTGTTTCAAACTGTCAACGTTTTTACGATGCTCATATGCTTCTTTAGCACTTTCATAGAACGTATTAGGCTTTCCGTTGATATCACCAATGTCACTAAGATCTTTAAGCACAGCAGTTAGCTTTTTGCTAATTTCTAAATGATAGGTGTCTGCATCCTGTAACTCTTTCATCTTTTTGTCAAGAATTTCTTGTTTCTTGTCTGCATGCAGCAGCTGATTACAAGTGTAACAGGTAGCATCTTCAAGATTTAAGATGTCTTTTTCAACCTTTTCAACACTAGCTTTAGCACGTAGCTGTGCTGTCTCTAATGTGCTTTTCTCCTTATTAAGAGCCAAAATAGCAGTGTTATGTTGCGTCCAGTTAGACAATTTTTCATGTGCTTCTAGTTCAGCATCGATGTCTACGTGCTCTAGTTCTGTAATACCATGCTGTAATTTAGCACAGTCTTGCTCCTTTTTAGCAAGCCAAGCACGTTGAGTACGACCTAAGCTATCAATAGTAGTTTGTATTTTTTCGTTTGCACCTTGAATAGCACTAATTTTTAGTGTTTCGTTTGTAATAGCATCTTTAGTTTGACGAGTTTGTTCTTTAAGAGCTTCGGCCTTTTCACTAAGGATAGTAATACCCAGCAACTGCTCAATGATAGCACGTTGATCATTAACACGCATGCTTAAGAAAGGCTCAGTGTAGGTGTTAAGTGCAACAATGTGCTTAAACATGTCATGCGACATATCTAACAAGTCGTTAATATACTCTTGAGTCTTTCGACTGTCGCCTTGTGACTCATCTGTCATCTCTTGTTCTTGCTCGTCGACAAAGAACTTGAGTACATTAGGTGATCTACCACGCTCGACACGATAATCAACACCGTTCTTTTCAAAATGCAGTGTAACTAACATGCCCTTTGAGTTTGTCTTGTTGATTAGATTGTTACGTTTAATATTAGTGAGTGCTTGTCCGTATAATGCATATGATAATGCATTGATAATGGTGGTGTTATGAGAAAGTATTCCGTTTGTATAAAATCTATGATCATTACTGTCTACAGTTAAATCAAACATGTTTTCGGTGTACGACTTTTTTACAATACTGGTAACTAATTCGACCCCGTCTACAGTTAAAATTGTAGATTGATTTTCAATTAAGTCCTTTACAAAAACTTCATTGAATTCTCCGTTAAAAAGAATATGAGTATCTGCACACTTTAAGAACTTACCAGAAGATGTTTTGATTATCCATACATTATATGGAATAGTTTTATGTATCGATGTTATTAGCTGCCAACCAGTATCAGTCTCAATTTCCAAGTCTGATAAGTCTATGCTATTAACAAATTTTCTCTTCACTGTGTTAGAAATTGTATGCATTTTTTTAATACTTCCTCTTTATTTTCTTTAAAATCACTTTCCCAAACAACCATAACTACGTAGCCTTGAGTTTGAGCATATTCGATTTTTTTAATATCACTGGTCCATTTATCAGATGCTTTTATCTTAGTTCTAGGATTTATATAATCTTCTGTATACATCTTTGGATTACAATGCCAAAAGTCGCCGTTATATTCGATAATCTTTTTATCAACTACAATATCATAAACATACTGTTTTTTGTTGTTAACAGATAACGAATACTGCGGATAAACAATTAAATTTTTATTAGCTTTTTTAATTTCATTAATTATTTCTTTTTCTGCTTTTGATACAGTAATTCCTTTTGATAGTTTAAGTCTATTAATTCTGGCCTTTTCTTCGTCAGATTTTACGCTTAATCTAGCTTGCCATCGATCTTGTCTTTCTTGCCAAATCTTTAACCCTTTTTCTTTTCCGTATTTTTCTATGCATATTTCTTTAGAAAAATGCTTTTGTGATTCAGAAACTAATTTTTTGGCATCTTCTTCAGAATAATCTCGAGCGGTATAATAGTCAACGCATCGTTTTGATGCAACATGTCGCACTGTTGAGTTAGCAGATTGACTAGCTCCTTTTTTATTATTGTCGCTCTTTGTTTGTTCTGCTAGATGCATAGCTTCAACTTCGTTATATCCTTTTTTAACCCAGTATTCTTTTCGAATAGGACGCCGACAATTACGTTCAAAATCTGCTTCTTCGATAGTATAAGGTTTATTAGTATATGGATTAATTTTTTCTAACCAAAATTCCTTGCTATATACACTTTTAACATTTTTTTGTTTATTCTCTTTTGACTTTACGTAAGATTCATTTTCGCTCCAGCCGCGTAAACTCCAGTATTGGGTTGTGTGACGAGCATGTTTAGAAGTTAATCCTAACTTATTTCTGATATATTGCTCAATCTTTTTTTTATTATTAATAATACCTAAAGATAAAATTTCGTAGAGAATTAATTCTCTACGATCAGGTTTTAAGTTTTTAATAACATTATCCAAAATATTAATACAATTATCTTTTAGATTATTGTCCCATCGCGGCATTGTATAAATCTCCTACAGTTGTTTCGTAAATTTCACCAGTTTTAGTGTTTTTTACCTTTACAATAGTATTTATACAAACACACTTACCTGTACCATTACGACTTCCACTATCATCTCCGCCTTGATCTAAGTTTTCACCTAGCACAAGTGTTAATTGCTCGCGATTAAAGTTTACAGCTTGGGTCTGATTGCCCACGCTCATAAAATTCTTCACAGTCAAATCCTTAATTTTTATCATAATTCGCTATAAATGTCCATAAGTGTTTTTTTGTTGAAGTTATCTGAGTCAATTGCAGCGATTTCGCCAGCAACAATTTGATCTACACTTTCAAACTGTGCAATGTCTAATTGAGTACTAATATCTTCTAGTGACTTTTGTGGAATCAAACTAATTTCACGACAGTTGTATTGAGTAATGAATGTTTCCTTAATGAAACTTGCTTCTTCATAGCTGATAGGCAAGTCCAAGTTGACACGCAAGTACATATTGGGCTTAATAAACGTAGTTTGCTCGTCAATAAGTTTGCTAAGTTTAACTGTACGATACTTTGGACACTCTGGCCAGTTAATGTACTGTGGTTCCTTATCGTTTTCACGATCGAGTACCATCATACCACGGTCATCGTCCCATGTATCAGCATAGTTGTGCGGAAATGCATTACCAATGTAATGCACTGCACCTTGTTGTTGACGTTTGTGGAAGTGTCCGCTAAAAACATACTTTTGATTAACAAAATCTTCTGCACGTAGCTCACCATGATCGGGCATTTGTACCATTGCGTTCATAAAAAACGTAGGAAGTTCAAAGTGACCAAATATATACTTGCTTTTTAGATGTTTTAGCTTTTTCCACTCGTCGCCTACTAGCCAAGGAACAATAGTTACATCGTCTATGGTGGTAATTTCGTCAACAAATGTAATACCTGGAATGTGTTTAGCAAACGCAGTTGAATTAACAGTGCGCTTGTCTTTGTAATACAGGTCATGATTACCATCAAAGAAGAAAAACTGCTCAAAAGCAGCACCTAGCTTCTCCATACTACGGATAGTTGCATCCATAGTAGTAAGATTTAATGAATTTCGATTGTGATGCCAGTCGCCGCAAAAGATACCAGTTTCACAACCGTTGGCTTTTGCAGTTTTGATGAACCAATCAACAAAATCTTCACAATCTTGATTGTGAATCTTTGAATTACCCTTTAATCCAAAGTGTATGTCTGTAAAGACTGCTGCTTTTTTAAACAAAAGTTATTGCTCCATAAATTTGTATATCTTTATAGTATACAGGTTAATGTTAATAGTGTCAAGAGATTATTTGTTACCTAGTTCTTTTTCTCTACGTTGTTGTGCTTCCCACTCGCCTTGATTTTGTCGTGTAAAGCTAGGATTCATGTTGTTCATTTCTAAAATATCATCACGAATGTTTTGATTACGCTTTTCAATGTTAATAACACGCACAAAACTGTTAGTAACTGCGGCTGTATAGTATGCAAACGGATTATCTGACTTTGATTCGTCAAACTGCAACCCGATTTGTGCTAACTGTAGGATAGCTTGCCCGCGCATTTCATCGTTATAAGTGTATCCACGTACATTACCACGAGTAGCATATCGATCACATAGTTTCATCCACATAAGAGCAAGTTTATTTGTAGCCATACCGCCGCCTAGATTAAAATGTCCGTTTTCCATTCCGCTTGACCAATGACTTTTGCCCACACACTTTAGATTATCTTCTTCATCAAACTTAAAATGTTGGAAAGGTGGAAAGTTAAGTTTTACTTTGTGATCGGCAACTGTCTTTGGTGTCTTCTTGCGCCCCGGCTCGTCTGGAACATGCTCAAATGTCATAATGCGAAATACTAATGAAGTTTTTTTAATTTTTCTGTAATCAATTTCGCACTCAGCAAGTTTAATTTTTTCTCCTGCTAGTTTACGAGCTTCAAATGCTTCGTGTTGTAAGCGTTTAGCTTGTACTCTTTTAGCTTCTGCAATAGTTCTAATATTGATTTTGTCAATATTAGGCAAAATAAGATCAAACTGATGATCAGTATTTGATACAAAGCTACAAAATGTACTCTTTGATTTGTGTATTTCTTTAAGTATATCTTTGTTATTTAAATAGTTAACTTTTCTCATGAACTCTCCAATAGTTATAATACATTATAATATACATACTTAATTTTGTCAACTAAATAACATATAGGAGACAACAAATAATGGCAATTAATTTCGGCGGCCTAAAACAACAGGCATCAGCAGCACTTTCGTCAGCAGCATCGCAGGCTCGCAATTCAGTGTCTCCACAAGCATCAGCAGCAGTAAACAACCTATTAGGTAGTGCTGCTAGTTTTGGTCAAGGATTAATTGGACAAGCTGGTAACGCAGTAAAAGGCATTGCTGAGGATATATTTAGTGCTAAAAACTTTATGAGTTTATTGCGTGGCGGCGGCCTTCCTAAGTTTGGTATGCCAGGAGCTGTTGGATTTTCAGAAGTTAGCTGGCAAGGAGCTGATAACGATGACTGGCGTGTCCGACTTTCTTTACCACCAGGTATGGGTTTAGAACCAACACTTTCGGCAGCATTAGCAGAAACAAACGGAATGATTTTTCCGTATACGCCTAGTATTATTATGTCGCATAGTGCTACTTACAGCCAAGTTAAACCTACACACAGTAACTATCCTTTTCCTGTTTATCAAAGTAGTCAACCTGATAACATTCAGATCAGTGGAGATTTTATTATTGAAAATGAATCAGAAGGAGTATATTGGGTAGCAATGGTACACTACTTGAGAAGTGTTACGAAAATGTCCTACGGTAATTCAAGCAATCAAGGTAGTCCGCCACCAGTAGTACAACTTAACGGCTACGGCGATTATGTTTTTAAAAATGTTCCAGTTGTAGTTCAACAATTTACTTGCGAACTGCCGCCGGATGTAGATTATATCTACATACCCTCACTAGATACCTGGGCACCAACTAGATGCAACGTAGCAGTAGTATTGATGCCGACATACAGCAGACGAGCTGTACAACAATTTAGCCTAGACAAGTTTGTCAGTGGCGGATATGCCAAAGGCAACGGACAAGGATTTATCTAATGGCAAATTATATTGGAACTAGTCCTTGGTTTAACACACCTACACAAGAAGGTCAGTATCTTGACATTTTAAAAATACGACCTATCCCTGCAGAATCAGACGATGTATTAGTTACAATACAGCCTCAGTATACACATCGCCCTGATCTGTTAGCATTTGACTTATATGGCGATAAAGACTTATGGTGGGTTTTTGCCCAACGCAATATGGAAATACTTAAAGATCCTGTATTTGATTTAATAGCAGGAATACAAATTTATGTACCCAAAGGCGCCGCATTATCAAAAGTATTAGGAATATAATATGGCAGTAGTTCCGCAAAATGTAGCGTCGAGATTAAAAGCAGCAGGAAAAAGTTTTTCTGATACTATTGATGCAGCTACCCCGCAACTAATTTCATCGGCTAAAAAGTTTGCGCAAAGCGGTAATATTTCAGTTGACGGAGTTTTAGATTCTGTATCGGGATCTGTACAAGACTTAAAAGGTGCAACAGTTAATCTTGCAAATAGTTTAAATGGGTTAACTGGCCCAGGAATAGGACAAAGTTTAGTTGGTAACATTGCTAGTGGGTTAGGCGGCGGCATAATGGATAGAATTAAAGGCGGCCTAGGCGGATTTTTAGGAGCATCGTTCGGTGGCGGCTTTGGATCACCAAACGGAATGAGCGGCAGTGTACTTCCTAATCCGCTAGAACAATTTACCAGCTTCAATTATGTCTTTACGTTGGGATGCCTAACAGCACAAGAACTATCATTTCCAGATGTCACATACCGTCGTAGGGATCCCAGTATTGTAATACTTAGAAGCGGCGGCGGCCCAACACCCGGCAGTGCAACGTTGTATGAAGCAAAAGGAAAAATTGAATACTTTATTGATGATGTTGAAATTGCAACTATTGTCGCCGGCAATGACGGTACTCGGTCTACAAATGCAACAAGTATTAGTTTTAAAGTAACCGAACCTTACAGTATGGGGTTATTTTTACAAGCATTACAAGTATCAGCAATACGAGCAGGTTATCCTACTTACATTGATGCTCCGTATCTTCTTACTGTAGAATTTAAAGGCTACAATGATGCTGGACAATTTATTCATGCAAGTAACTTACGCAGAATGTTTCCTTTAAAGCTGGTAAACATTGAATTTGATGTAACAGAATCAGGCAGTGTATATTCCGTAACTGCAATTCCTTATCAAGAAACTGCATTAACTGACGAAACACAAACAACACATACTGACACAACCTTTACAGGAGCATCTGTTGCTGAAATGTTACAAACAGGAGCTAATAGTTTAACCCGTATTATAAACGATAGACAACTTGCAGGCGAAAAAGCCGGCAAAACAAAAAAAGCTGATCAATATATTATAATGTTTCCAAACACTTCATCTTCAAATGAAGAATCGCAACAGTTTATGATGGGACAACCGGAAGAGACAGCAGACGATACTGCAACTACTCGAGAATTTACTGACGAAGAAATAAGAAAATTTTATATATCGCAAACAGGAGACATAAATGGAAAAGTTCCAGTTGATTATAGAAATGAAATAAAAAATGCTGCCGGAATAACAATTAAACGATCTAGTATTGGAGAAAATATTCGCGAGTATGCCGAAAAAACACAAAACATGAACGACATTGGCAAAGCTAAGATTACTAAATCTAATTTTGACAGTAGCAAACGACCATTTGCAACACCTACTAATTCAGAAAGTGAAACAATCAAAGGCAAAGTAGATAGATGCAAAATACAAATATCGGGCGATGTACGCACTGGTACATTTGCAGCAGGGCAAAAAATACAAACTATAATTGAAGAAGTTATTATTGCTAGTGATTACGGCAGAGCAATTGCATCTAAGACGCCAGACAAATATGGAATGGTTCCTTGGTTTAGAATTCAAACGCAAGTTTATAATAGTGACTCTAGTCCCGAAGTAGTTTCACAAACTGGAACCCCGTCAAGAATATTTGTTTATAGAGTTGTGCCGTATCTTGTACATATAAGTATATTTCAATCTGCTAGTGCAAAAAGCCCTGGCATTCCTCAATTAAAAACCCAAGTAGCTAAAGAATACAATTATATCTATACAGGAAAAAATAAAGATATTATTAATTTTGATATTAGATTTAATACTGCATTCTTTTCAAGTATTGCCGGCGACCTTGGTCAAGCAGGTGCAGATAGTAAAACTGCTATTAAAAATGAAACTACTTCGAGTGGTCAAAGAGCAACACCTAGTACTTCTAAAGGAAATGCGTCAGCAGGAAATCTTGGCAAAACTCTAGATAGAGTAGTTACTCAAAAAAATAAGACTACGTTAGATGGTGCCCATCCTGAATCGCAAGTTGCTAGAATGTTTAATGATGCATTAGTTAATAGTAGTGTTGATTTAGTTATGGTTGATTTAGAAATACTAGGCGATCCATATTATATTTGTGATAGCGGGATGGGCAACTATAATGCATTGCAAGTTCCAGGAGTACTAAACATTACAGCCGACGGCACAATGAATTATGAAAATGGGGAAGTTGATATTGCACTTAACTTTAGAACTCCATTAGACTACGGTCCAAATGGTTATATGGAATTTCCAGGCGGCGGCACTACTCCTGTAGGAGAATTTAGTGGATTATATAAAGTAATATTTTGTGCTAATAAATTTAGTAACGGACAATTTACACAAACTTTACAAACTATACGTAGACCAAGGCAGGATGACGATAATCTTGCACCAGCTACTAGCACGCTAGTTAATACAGATAATGCAGGAGGACAAATAACTACTACTCCGGCTAACCCAGCTGTTGGTGCAAGTTCAGAAGGCACAGCAGGCGAAGCTGCTGCAAGAAGAAATGTAAACGGAGCATCTAACTCAGGAGCTGGTACACAATCAGAAGGCACCGCCGGCGAAGCTGCTGCACAACGACTAGCTAGTAAGCCAAATCCGGCTGCTGGAAGTACGTATGATGATGCACCGTTAAGAGCGTTGAGAGCAAAACAAGCAGCTAATATTTCTGCACAACAACAATCAGGATCGTTCTAAGGAATAAACAATGGCAACAGAAGCAAGAACCCCAGGTGATAATATATTTGAAGGCCCTGGTCCCTTTTTGGCTGTGGTGCGCAATCACTTAGACACTGAGTACATGGGTTCACTAGAAGTTGAATTGTTAAAATCATCAACTGAAGGAAACACCACAGACGCTACTGGCGAAATGGCAATAGTAAGTTATCTAAGTCCGTTTTACGGAATTACACCTTACGACGGAACAAGCGACAACAACGGATTTGATTATACTCAAAAAAGTTACGGAATGTGGGCAGTGCCACCGGACGTCGGGACACAAGTACTAGTTATATTTGCAGAAGGAAATAAAAGTCGAGGATTTTGGATCGGCTGTGTACAAGAAAAGTTTATGAACTTTATGGTACCTGGAAATGCAAGTACAAAATACAACAAAGAAAATCAAACTGCAATTTCTCCTGTTGGAGAATACAACAAAAGAAATGAACCAGGCGTTGGTAACGACCCTACGCAGTTTTTAAAACCTGTTAACACGGATGCAATAGCACAACTTACTAAAGCCGGCTTACTTAGTGATCCAATTAGAGGCACTACTAGTTCCAGTGCTAGACGAGAAGTACCTAGTATGGTATTTGGAATGAGTACACCCGGCCCGCTAGACCGTAGACCAGGAAAGCCTAAAGTAAAAGTAGGTGCTGAAAATGCACAAACAGAAATTCCATCATCGAGACTAACTGGTTCAACTTTTGTAATGGATGATGGCGATCCTAGTTTGTATAGAAAAGGCCCAGCTGCAACAACTCCTAGTGAATATGCAACATTAGATCAAGGCGGTGATCCAACACTGCCTATGAACGAATTAGTAAGAATTAGAACACGTACAGGACATCAGATACTTTTCCACAATACAGAAGACTTAGTGTATATTGCACACGGAAGTGGTCAAAGTTGGATTGAAATGACAGCCGGCGGAGCAATAGAAGTTTATTCAAAAAACAATATTAGTTTTAAATCAGATAATGATATAAATTTTACTGCTGCAAAAAATATTAATTTAAAAGCTGGAGCAGATGTTAATATAGTTGCAGCAAATCAGATGGCAACACAAACTGGTGCAAACTGGGATTTATTAGTGGGCGCTGACGGTAGATTAACTTGCGCAGGAACTAGTAATATTGCTAGTGCAGGCCATTACGAAACTGCATCGGTTATACATATGAACGGGCCGGCGGCAGCAGTTGCTGCGGCCCCGTCTCCGCCATCGGTAATACCTAGCGGATCAGGAAGTGCATCTGGAACTCCGGTTGCTGTAAAAGACGGTGCTACAGTGCCTTTAGGAGATACGTATGAAAAATGTGCTCCGGGTACAGTTGCAGCATCGGGATCAACGTCAGCAGAACGAGCAGCAATAAGTAATACAACTGTTACAAGCACACCTTCGAGAAATGCATCAGGTGCAAGTTCCGAAGGAGCAGCAGGAGAAGCAGAAGCAAGAGCAGGAGCAGTTACTACACCGCCTTATGATGATGCTATTTTAAGGCAAGCAAGAGCCGGAGCAGCAACAGTTACTAGTACTCTGTCTAGAACAGGCCGACAAGATTAAGGTAAATACAGTATGAGCACACTAGAGAAAAATCTTTATAAACAAATTACTGTAAAAGGTACTACTCGTCCTGACTATGGTATAGGTGAAAAAACCTATAGGGGATTTTCTACAGTTAATCCAAACAATGTTGGATTTCAACTGTATGATTTACAAATTGTAAAACAAGATATTATTAATCACTTTCATATTCGTCAAGGCGAACTTTTAAGCAATCCTAATTTTGGTACAATTATTTGGGACATTCTATATGAACCATTAACTGAAAATATCAAACAGATTATTGCTGAAAATGTAACTACTATTATTAACTACGATCCTAGAGTAAGTGTTACTAACATAGTAGTTGATCAGTACGAAAGTGGCTTACAAATAGAAGCAACATTGATATTTTTACCCTACAATATTGTAGAAAATATGCAATTAATATTTGACCAAAATAACGGATTTTTAGCCAATTAATTATATACGTGGTTTATTCAAATTAATAAATACACTATAAGTTAAGAGGAAAGCAAATCCATGTCAAGTACAGACAGACAAAACCGTTTATTAGTAGCAGAAGATTGGAAGCGTATCTATCAGAGTTATAGAAACGCCGACTTCAAATCATACGACTTTGACAATTTACGTCGAACAATGATCAATTACATTCGTCAAAATTATCCAGAAGATTTTAACGATTACATTGAAAGTTCAGAGTACCTTGCACTTATTGATCTAATTGCTTTCCTAGGTCAAAACATTGCTTTCCGTACTGACTTAAATGCACGTGAAAACTTTTTAGAGCTTGCAGAACGTAGAGAATCAGTTCTCCGTCTTGCACGTTTGCTTTCCTACAATCCTAAACGTAATCAAGCAGCAAACGGGTTGCTTAAAATTGAAAGTGTTAACACAACAGAAGTTGTTAGAGATTCAAATAACATAAACTTAGCAAACCAAACAGTTATCTGGAACGATCCAAGCAACCCTAATTGGCAAGAACAATTTACTAAAATTTTAAATGCAGCGCTGCCTGTTAATTCTAGTATTGGACGCCCTGCAAAAAAAGATACAGTTGCAGGTGTACCTACAGAGCAGTATAGATTAAGTAGTGCTAATACTGAATTGCCAGTATACGGATTTAATAAAACAATTAGCGGATCAACTAGTAGATTTGAAATTGTCTCAACTGATGTAGACAACGGCGAAATTAAAGAAGAAGCACCGTTTCCAGGAAACAACTTTGCATTCCTTTACAGAAACGACGGCAAAGGTCCTGCAAGTTCTAATACTGGTTACTTCTGTCACTTTAGACAAGGTGCAATGGACCAAGGTACATTTACAGTTGACAGTCCGAGTACTAATCAAGTTGTTGCAATTGATGCAACTAATATTAATAACTCTGATGTATGGTTGTATAAAGTTGACAACTTTGGTCTTGAAGAAGAACTATGGTCAAAGGTTGATGCTGTTGAAGGCAACAACGTAATCTACAATAGTTTAAGCAAAAGTATTAGAAACATCTACAGTGTACTTACAAGAGCAAATGATAGAATCAGTTTAATATTCTCTGATGGTACATTTGGTAACTTGCCACAAGGTAATTTTAGAGTATATTACAGAACAAGTAAAAATCAGCGTATCGTAATTGAGCCGGCAGATATGCGCGGTGTTAGTATTAAAGTTCCGTACATCAGTAAAACTGGTAAAACAGAACAGGTTACAATGGTATTTCAATTAAAGTATACTGTTGATAATGCAAGTTCAAGCGAATCAAGTGCAAGTATTAAACGCAATGCACCTGCAACTTACTACACACAGAACAGAATGATAACTGCTGAAGATTATCAAATTGCTCCGTTAAGTATTAGTCAAGAAATTATTAAAGTAAAAAGTGTTAACAGAACTGCAAGCGGAATTAGTCGTTATCTAGATCTAGTAGATGCAACTGGAAAATACTCTAAAACTAACTTGTTTGGCATCGATGGTATTATAACAAAAGAGTTTTTAATACCTAAATTAAAATTTAGTTTTATTTCTAAAACTGATATTGAAGGTGCAATTGCAAATATTATAGAACCTATACTCACTGATAAAAAAATTAAAAACTATTACTATAATAGTTTTCCTAAAACTCTAGTAGGCGACTTAGGAATAACTTGGAATAGTCAAACAGTCGATACAAATCAAAATACAGGATATTTTACTAACACCGTTGGCACACGTTCTCAGCTAAGTGCATTTACTGCAAGTACATTGAAATTATTAAAACCAGGAACACTTGTTAAATTTGAACCACCGGTAGGAAAGTATTTTCAAAGTGAAAATGATAATAAATTAGGTAATATACTTAGTTCGGGTATACCGTCAGGCGGCACGTTATACAAATGGACTAAAATTATCAGTGTAGTAGGCGACGGAACAGCAACAAATGCAGACGGCACCGGACCAGTAATGCTTAATGATAATATTCCAGGTGATTTACTGGACGTAGCAAATCGTGCAAGGCTTACACAAATAATACCTAGACTAGCAACAGAATTACAACCAGCTGTTTCTCTACAATTGATTGATCAAGTATTTGCATACAATAGCTTTGGTTTAAGATTTGACGTTAATATAGGCGAATGGCGAATAGTTACAACTAACAACTTAAACATTGACAGTCTCTTTAGTATTGGTAAAACTGGTGATACAACTAATCAACAATTAGATGCAAGTTGGTTATTACTGTTTGAAACAAACGGTGAAACATATACAATTACATATCGTGCTAGTAGATATGTATTTGAAAGTGCTGAAGAAATTAGATTCTATTTTGATAGCTCGGATAAAATTTACAACAATAGAACTGGTAAAATTATTAAAGATAAAATTTCAGTTTTAAACATTAATAAGTCTCCTGATTTAACTTCGCCGTTTGCTGTTGATTTTGATTGGGAAATCGTTGAAGAATATAGAGACGCCGAAGGTTATGTAGACAGTAGCAAAATTCAAGTTAGCTTTTTTGACGGTGACGACGACGGTGTAGTTGATGATCCTCAAATATTTGATGAAATAGTAAATGAAACTGTTAATCCGTTAACCAAGTATGTATTTCAATTAAAGACAACTACTATTGATGGTGTAGAAGAATATAATTATATTTCAACAGCCGTTTCAACGGACCTTGGAAAATATGTATTCTCAGATGGTACAGGCAGTATACAAGTAATTGATACTAAGATTTCTTTATCTAATACAACAATGGCTGATAATAATCAAATATTTTATTTTATAGCAGAAGATTTATTTCAGATTTTAAATAAAACAACAGGCGTTCTTACTACGACACAAAGCTATCTTGCTAAAATTGGTCGCGATAAACTTAAATTTCATTATGTACATGCAGCAGATGCAAGTAGCAGAATTGACCCAAGTGTAAGTAATATTGTAGATGTGTATCTATTAACAAAGTCATATGATAATAACTTTAGGCTTTATATTGACGGCACAGTAAGTACAAAACCTCTTTCACCGAGTAGTGATCAATTGTATTTAAATTACGGACAATCACTTAACAAAATTAAGTCAATTAGTGACGAAATTATTTATCATCCAGTTAAGTATAAGATACTGTTTGGAGAAATAGCCGATGCAACACTACAAGCAAAATTTAAAATTGTAAAGAATCCTGATATTGTGATTAACGATAATGACATTAAAACTAGAGTAATTGCAGCAATCAATGAATTTTTTGCTCTAGAAAATTGGGAGTTTGGAGAACCGTTCTATTTTACAGAGTTGAGCACATACGTTATGCAACAATTAACACCTAACTTAGTAACATTTGTAATAGTTCCAAACCAAGCAGCACAAACGTTTGGTAGTTTATTTGAAATAAAATCAGAGTCTAATGAAATTTTTATAAGCGCAGCAACTGTTGCTGACATTGAACTAATTGACGCTGTAACTGCTACAAGGCTTCGTTCAAGTGGTGCTATTACTACAAATGCAACAACAGTTAACACAGGTTTAACAAGCAGTGGATTATCTATAACTGGAGGGCCTTATTAATAATGTCTTACAATAACGACCAAAATGAATCAGCGTTGCCAGCAGACGGCACTAACAAACGCAGCAGTGAATCTTTCCTTCCAAGATTTTTTAGAACAATTCCAAACAAGAAGTTTTTAAATAGTACATTAGACCAATTAATACAGCCAGGCGTAGTTCAAAAACTCAACGGATATATTGGTAGAGAAACTGCTAGAGCATTTACTGCGAGTGACAATTATATCGGTGATGTATCAGCTGATAGGTTTAACTATCAATTAGAACCAGCGGCAGTTATCAAAGACAATTTAGATAATGTTACTTTTTACAAAGACTATAACGACTTTGTTAATCAGTTAAACAATTTTAATAAATCTAACGACAATCATAGTGTGTTCAACCAGCAAGAACAATATGCATGGAATCCTAGTATTGATTGGGATAAGTTTAGTAACTTTCGTGAATACTACTGGTTACCTTTAGGTCCGCAGACAATTGGAATTGCAGGGAATACAGTTGATGTTGAAAGTACTTACACTGTTCGCATCGGTGATAATGTTGATAATAACACTTATGTATTCAGTCCAGACGGATTAACACAAAACCCTACAATTACTCTTTATAGAGGAATTACCTACAAGTTTGATATTGATACTCCAAACTTACCATTTACAATTAAGACAAAGAGAACACTTGAAGACGGATTTGAGTTAGATAGTTCAAGTATTCTAGTGCTTGAAGGTGTTAGTGTACAGGGACTAGAAAAAGGTATTAGTACATTACAATTAGGTACAGATACCCCTGAAGTATTATACTATGTAGCAGCAAACGACCTAGAAGCAAGTGGTACTATTATTGTTAAAGACATTAGCGAAGCAACTTTTATTGATGTTGAAAAAGAAGTA